CATACAGAAAAGCCGTTCAGGAAGGAGAGAAACGCTAATGGGAATCATGGACGCATTTAAACCGGAAGACCGGACGGAGATTACATATTCTAATTTTTACAACCTGATTAAACAGGCGGCAAAGTACGAGATTGTAATGAATGCCGTAAATTGCGACGTACCACACGGCTACATCCGGGAGACAATGACAGGGAAGAAAGAGGAACACAAAGAAGAAAAACCGGTCATGGGAGCGGTAAACGTAAACTTTGACAGTGAAGAGTTCAAAAGAATCATGGACGAAACGACCAAAGAGAACTTCGGACCGGATGCACTGGAAGAGATACCGGCGGATCATATACAGGCAGGCGCAAAAAAACCAATTCACGGAACAAGAAAGCGCACGATCGAGAAAACAAAGAAGAAAGGAACGAAGAACCATGGCGAAAATGAACCTGAAATTTAGAGATTTCTTAACCTTATTAAGTCCGGCACAACATATCACGGTACAGGACGAAGACAACCCATTAAAACAGGGAGAATCTGACACGATCTTCAAAGGAAAAGCTGTGAAAGCCCGTCGGGAAGAAGAACTGGCAGACCGTGAAGTAAAAATGATAGCACCGACAGGAGATCCAGATCTTCCGGGAACTTATGTTTTCAAGATCTGGTTATATAAATAATGACAGTCGGAGAGATCAGGGAAGTATCGCAGCCGTCGGCGCGGGCGTGGATCGAAAAGGACGGG